CTGCTGGATCTGGACGGATTCTCCCTGGCAGAGCAGGCCGGTACCGGAGGCAACACCTATGTCACGTATGACTTCAGCGGCTTCACATGGGCGCCGAACGTGGATGCAAGCGGATCCGACTCAGACGAGTTCATGACAAAGCTCCGCGAGCACGAGGCAGAGTTCTTCGACTGGCTGGGTGAATTTACCAGGATGAAAGCGGAGGCCAGATATGCCTAAACGAATAGCAGCATACAAGCTGTACACAACCAGCGAGGGGGACACCTTCGACATGCTGGCACTGGCCCAGTACAAGGACGAGAAGATGGCAAGCGAGATCATCCGGTTCAATCCGGATCATGCAGGCGTTCTTGTCTTTGAGGCAAACGTCAAGCTGCGCATCCCGATCTTCGACGGATCCGATGCGCCGGCGACGCTTCCTCCTTGGAGGCAGTGATGGCCAAAATAAAACTACTGTACAACGGTACCGATATATACGGCAAAGTCAGTCTCAACTACTGCGTACATGAGATGCACGCGGAAAAGGAGTCCGACAGCCTTGTGCTCCGGTTCAATGATCCAAAGGGGCAGTGGAGCTCCTGGGATCCACAGACCGGAGACACGGTATCCGTTGAATACGAAAACGACAAGAGCGGTGAGATGTTCGTCAGCGCTATCAGTCCTCAGAACGGCCTGATCACGCTGCGCGCTCTTTCCATGCCGCTCGGATCCAAGAGCCGGGCAACGAAGAGCTGGGAATCCATAGGCTTCCTGGCGCTGTGTGAGGAGGTTGCCGGCAAGCACGGCCTGGGCTTCGAGAATTTCGGAGTGGAGGATCAGACCTATGACTGGATAGCCCAGGACAACGAGGATGATTTCTCGTTCCTGCAGAGGCTGTGCAACCTGGAAGGCTGCCAGATGCTCGTCTATGACAAGAAGCTGGTGGTCTACAGTGAAAAGTACATGGAAGGTCAGGATGCAAAGGGAGACCTGGAAGTAGGAATCAACGGAGAGTTCACATACTCGGACACGCGCAAGCACGGGTACGGAAAGTGTGAGATCTACGCAGGACTGCTCTCCGGATCGGCCACCGACAGCGACGGAGATCCGGACAGGGTCCTCAGAGCTCCGGACAGCCTGAGGGTGAATAGTGCCGGAGAGGCTGACCGCTTCGCAAAGGGACTGCTGCGCAATGCAAACAAGTACGGAATGACAGGGGTGTTCGTAAGATCCCTGAAGACCGAATACGCAGCAGCTTCGATCCTGAACCTGAAAACAGAAAAGGCATCCGGATGGGACGGGAAGATCTTCCTGAGCACTGTCCGGCATGACCTGGTAAAGAACAAGACCACCTTCCTCTTCAGGAAGGTTTTTTTGGCGTATTAAGGAGGAGCTATGGTCGGACAGATACTCAAGGGCCGGATTTCCTCCATAGACCAGGACAAACACCTGTGCAGGGTCCAGACGGAAGACCACATGGTCACGCATGACATAGTAATCCCGTTCTATCTCCGCAGGGAAAGCGGAGATCTGCAGAAGGATCAGGAGGTTATATTCGCTCTATTCGGAGACAACACCGGGATCCTCCTGCACCGCATGGACGGGGACTGGGAATACACGACGATCAAGAGCATGAGGGTGCTCGGAGATCTTCACCTGGAGAAGAACGAGAACACCGAAGAAGAGCCCGACACCAAGCTCGGGAAGATCTTCGCAAAGTCTGACATCCATACGGAGGCCAACATGAAGATCGGCAAGAAGTTCCTGGATGATTCGGGAACGGACAACGTCAAGACCGGCATGCTGCTCGCAGACAATGGGGTGTACACAAACGCAGACATCAAGGCCAAGGGCGACATGATCGCCAAGGGTGACTTCAAGGCATCCGACGGATCCTGGGACGACACGGTTCCGGAAGATCAGACCTATACGCCGGGTGTATCGCTCAGGACCCACGTGCACACCTATACAACGCCGCTGCATGCGTCCGGACCTGGAGACACATCAGCAGGAAAATAACAGGAGGATCGCATGAGCAACATAGCTCGCTGGCGCTCCAAGGAATGGGAGGTCTCAGCCTCCGGGGTGAAGACCCTCGAGGATCTGCAGTTCTCCTGGGAGCAGCAGGCTGACAACAATTCAAGTACGGAGGATACGGCGCTGACCAACGAGCGCGGAATGAAGCTGTTCCCGCTGTCGTTCAAGACGATACTGCATGCAGGTACCGGAGTAGACGTCCGCCAGGAGGTTGAATCCTGGAAGGATCTCGTAACCAAGACCGGCATTCTGTATCTCGGAGGACTTCCGCTGGGGCCGAAGCTGCAGCTGCGCAAGGTCGGCGTGTCAGGAGTCAAAATCAACAATTCAGGCCGCATGCTCTATGCAGAGCTGAGCCTGACATTCAAGGAATACGACGAAGACACCACAAGCGTCCCGGACGAAACCTCAACATCCGCCCAGGATGTGGCGCCCACGCCCACGGATGTGGATGATCTGGCGCCGGCAAACAAGGCCGTGGAGAGCGCTCCGGTGATGGCACCCGTCACGGGGACTTATGTCTATCCGGAAGGATCCGAGACCGCCGGCCAGATAGAGCAGCTGAGCGGCAACAAGGCAAAGGTAAACGGCAAGTGGATGGACGTCGGACAGATTTCCATGGCCTAAGGAGGGAGAAATGAGAGCATCGGGTAACGGCAAGCCTGAGGTCTGCGCAATGAATCTCTGCCGGATAATCCGGGGAGAAGTTGCGTATGTAAGGACCAAGGGGCTGAGCGGCCAGTACATAGATCAGCCTTCGATAGAGATTTCTCCAGTGGCCACAGCCGACGCAAGACGGCAGCTGCAGATCTTCGAGCCGAGGATCAACGTAGAAAGCTACGACGTTCTCGCAGCGATGGAAGAGGCCGGAGACGTGGACAACGACTTCAATCTGGCCAAGAAAATGGAGGACTAAAGTATGGATTTCATTGATACCGACAGCGGGAATATCCTGCAGACGATACTGACTGCCCTTGAGAACGGGGTGTCTGAGCCCCTGTATCCGGGAGATGAAAGGCGGGTCTTCGCAGAGGCGGGACTCGCTCCTCTTTTCGTGTCCCTGTTCAACAGCGTGAACGATGCGTGCCGGCAGAAGATGCTCCGGTATGCAAGAGGCGAAGTCCTGGATGCGCTGGGGGAGAACTGGAAGTGCGAGAGGCAGACACCGACTAGGGCTACGGTGACGCTGAGGTTCTACATCGCAGCGGCAATCAGTCAGAATATAGTCATTCCGCAGGGCCTGAGGGTCACAAGCGACAGCGTGAGGTATTTCACTACCGATGAAACGGTTGTCCTGCAGGCCGGTCAGACCTATGCCGAGGTTTCGGCTACGGCCATGGAAGGCGGTGTGGCATACAACGACATTCCCATAGGCGCCATCAAGACCATCGTGGATGTCTCCCTCGTCCCGCTCGTGGACGGGGTGACGAACACAACAGCCTCAGGGAACGGCGCCGACGAAGAGAGCGACGAGAGCTACCGCGCAAGGATCCGCGAGAGCGACGCAAGCCTGTCAACGGCAGGCCCGAGCGCCGCATACCGATACTGGGCCATAAAGGCGGATCCGACGCAGATCGCGGATGCGGTTGTGGATTACCTGCGCAAGACGGTGAAGCAGGAATGCCCGGTGTACTCAAAGTCAACGGAAAAGCATGTATTCCTCGGAGGAGAGTTCTTCGAGGCATCTACGCTGAAGCTCTACACGCACGGCGGTACCACGCCGAAGACGGAGGGCACGGACTACGGCTATACCTACAGCAACGGACTTCTTGACATCGAACTGATCAGCTCCGGATCGCTGTACAGCGAGAGCACGGTTGACGTCGAGATTGTCGTCGAACAGGCCGGGTGCGTAGAGATCACACCGATCTGCTACGGCGGAGAGGTACCGAGCGCATCGCTTCTGCAGGCTGTCCTGGAGAGCTGCTCCGCACCTGACGTCAAGCCTCTGACAGACAGGGTATCGGTCAAGGCTCCTGACGTAATCTATTACGACATCGAAATTGAATACTATACAACAGAAGCCGAGGAATCTGCCTGTGTCGCATCGGTCGAGGGCGACGGTGGAGCCATAGACAGATACAACTACTGGCAGGGCTCCAGCCTGAACAGGGACCTCAATCCTGACTACCTGCGCAAGCTGATCCTCGCACCTGACTGGGAGGGCTCGGTCGCGGCCACAATGGTCAACGTGGTCAAGCCGGTCTATCAGGACCTGCCGGCCACGACAATCGCCAAGTTCTCCGGAAACAAGACCGTCACACATGTGGTACGGGAGGGGGTGAACTGAGATGGCAATGAAGATTGACAATCCCAGCACCGTCAAGCTCCTGCCCGTCTTCATGAGGAAGGACGAGGCAGATGTAGCGCTCGCCGGGGTGGTTGATCAGCTGATCAAGGATTCCGGAAGCCGTGTCGAGCAGCTGAGGATCTGGGATCAGATAGACAACCTACCCGAGAGCACGTTGGACGAGATCGCCTGGGAGCTGAACATCGACTGGTACAAGAGCCAGAGCATGAGCATCGAGGCGAAGCGGGCCACCATCAAGAACGCACGTCTGATCAAGGCGCACAGAGGCACCAA